GACCATTAGATATGGATAGCAACATACCTAAAGATAAATACCATACGTTTGCATTGCGTACAATAGCTTTTAAGGAACGTTTAGAGTTTATTGAATACTATTTAAAGGAACACATAAAAGAACCATCTTTGCTTATTATAGATGGTGTAGCAGATTTATGTGCAGATGTAAACAACATAGAAAAAAGTAATGAATTAGTAAGCGCATTAATGAGAATTAGCCAACAACAAAACGTGCATATCATTTGTGTGATACATCAAAACTTTGGTAGTGCTAAACTTGGTACTGGTCATTTAGGTTCAGCATTAGAAAAGAAAGCAGAAACAGTAATAAGTTTGGAAGCAAACACAGTAAACAAAGATTGGACAACGGTCAAGTGTGGTAGAAGTAGGGGTTACTCTTTTGAAACATTTAGCTTTGAAGTAAACGAAAAAGGATTGCCAATAATAGTTGGTGATTTATATGACCCTTTAAAATAGTATGGTACAAAAAACAATGATTATAGTTGCTGCAAAGCATAAAGAGTGGGTAGAAATAGTTTTATCCTTTGGGTGCAAACAAGAAACTGCTGAAGATATTGTACAAGAAATGTATTATAAGATACAACTGAAACTTGAAAAAGGTTTGGATATAATGTACAATGAAGAAGAAATAAACTACTACTATATTTTTAAGACTTTAAGAACATTGTTTTATGATTTAAAAAGAAAAGGTAAAAACATCACAATGGTTTCTATGGATGACATACACTTAACCACATCAGATGTAAACTATCAAGAACCATATGATAAAATACAAGAAGAACTATCAAGAATGTTTTGGTATGATAGAAAAGTATTTGAAATAATAAATGAAGGTGAAAGCATAGCAGAATTTTCTAGGAAAAGTCTTATACATTACTACTCACTTTACAACACATATAACAAAGTCAAGAATAAACTAAAGAAATTATTATGAATGTATCTGAAAATAGATTTGATTATTGTAAAAAATTAGGTAATTCATTTGAAGAAGATTTTAAAAATAGAGTAATTAATTCTAAATTAACTTATAAAAAATCAACTAAAAAAGATGACTGGTATAAACATATAGATTGTTATGTTAATGGATATGGGGTTGATGTAAAAGGTAATAGAAGATTAAAAACAATTTGGTTAGAACACACAAATGTAAATGGTTTTAAAGGTTGGTTAAGAGGTGATGCAATGTATATAGCAATGCACATAACAGAATTAGACAAATTCAGCATATATAAAAGAAAAGATTTGTTAGATTATATTGAAAGTAAAACTGATGGATATACTACAGATAAAAAACATTATTTTAAATTTTACACACGGGAAAAATGGGGTAAAAAAGATAAAATAGTTAAAGTTAAATATGAAGATATATACCATTTAGAATTAAAATTATTATGAAAATAGGTGATTTAATACATTACATAACAACATATACTGGCATTAAGTGGTTAGTGAATAAATACCATAACCATTGGGGAACAGATTGTGGTTGTGATAATAGAAGGAAAAAACTAAATGAAATTAAAATAGATAGATGGTAAAATTTAATAAACAAGATTTTGGTGATTGGTCAAAATTTAGGGAAAACAAAAAAGATACATTAGATGGTAATGAGTTTGAATTAATATGCCAGTTACACGCAAAGTACTATAAACATAAATATCACAAACCTTGCACTTGTAACCCAAAGAAAATAAAGCTATGGATTAAACAACTAAACGTAATTTGGAATAATGGGAATTAAAAAAATTAATGAGTGGGAAAAGGCGGTTGTATTTCTTTTAAATCTTGATGGGTGGGAGTTAGAACATTGTGGTGATGGTTATTCAAGATACGATGCAAAAGGTAAAACACCAAAGGGTGTTAATTGCGTTATAGAGATGAAATTTAGAAACAAGTACTATGAAGATAAAATGCTTGAAAAAGACAAGTACGATGCTCTAATGGCTTTAGATGTTGTAAAGATATTCTTTGTAAATGACCCTAAAGGAAACTTTATGTATTACCTCAACACTTTAGAGATGCCAACCCCAGTTAAAAAGTACTGCCCAGATACAACAATGTGGACAAAGAAAAGACTTTTAAAAGATGTGTACTTGCTTAAAGAAAACCAAGCGGTTAGAATAAATATAAATCTTTCTTAAAATAAAGTTATAAAATTTTTTGTTTATAAGATATATTTTGTATATTTGCTTAAATTAATAAAGCAGAACATTATGTCACAATTTGAAGAACTTGGTTATTTTTTAGAATATATGATTGACGATAAATTTATTGGTACAACTATATTAGAAAATCCAGATAGAAAACAAATAGGATATTACGGTAGAATAGATGAGGTTGCTACCGAAGATATAATATTTAAAAACAAAAAAATAAAAAAAGGACAATCATTTTACACTAGAATGTACCCTTTATGTGGTAAAAAACTTTAATTTAAAAACAAAACAGATGAAACAAACAATTACTTTCGGACAATTTCAAGATGCTTTTTATAATATGGATAGGCAAAACCAATTTACTTACAAAGGTAAAAAAGCCTTATTTGAATATTTAGAAGAATACGAAGACAGCACTGGGGAACAAGTAGAATTAGATGTAATAGCATTATGTTGTGATTATTCAGAATACGATAGCCTTGAAGAATTCCAATTAGATTACGGACAAGAAGATTACCCAGACATTGATGCAATAGAATGTGAAACACAAGTTATACGAATAGATAATGATAGCTTTATAATCGCAAATTTTTAATATGAAAGTAAACGATGCAGCTTGGGAAAAGCTAAAAAAACAAATAGAGTACCATACAGAAGGTGACACATCTATATCAGACATATCGATTAACTACCAAGTTAAAGAAACGAAGAATAAAAATTATTTAAGACTTAACATAACAATAGACAAATGGGACAAGATAACAGAATAGAGAAATTAGAGGCGCAAATAGAAATTTTAAAAGCACAATTAAAAGAAGCGCAATCACATACTTACATATACGAAACAAACACTTTATATTGTAGTGATGGTGAATTATATATTGGCTATGGTCATAATGATGACAAAACACTTGTGATGAATGTAGACCAGCTTTTTAGAGACTTACCAAGTATAATTAATATGGTAACTAAAGAACAAAAGAAGATGCAGCAAATGCACCTTAAAATGATTAAAGAAGCATTATGATTTTATTAGTAGATGCAGATAGTTTAATTTTTGCAAGTTGCTATCGTAAAAGAGAAACACCAGATGATGAAAGGTACTACACAGATATAGCTGATGCAAGAAATAAGTTTGACCAGCAGTATATGAAGATTGTAAATGACTTGGAAGATAAATACACCATAGACAAAGTATTATGCTTTAGTGGTTCAAAGGGTAACTTTAGAAAACTAATTACACCAAAGTACAAAGCCAACAGAAAGAAACAAGAACTGCCTCCGCTATTAGATGAGATGCACCAATTTGTAAAAGACCATTACGATAGTATATGGGGTTACGGTGTAGAAACAGATGATATGGTTGCAAGGTACTGGAAGCAAATTAGTGATGATATTGGTAGAGATGAAGTAATGATTGTATCAATAGATAAAGACTACAAACAGTTTCCTTGCTTAATGTACAATTATCACTACAAGCATAAAGAGATATTAGACATATCAGAAGAAGAAGCTATGTACAATTTCTATGAGCAATGCATTGTTGGTGATACCGCAGACAATGTAAACTACTTTAAAGGTAAGGGTAAGAAGTTTGCAGAAAAACATTTTAAAGACTGTACAACAAAATACCAATACACAAGAAAGCTATATGAATTATTTAAACAAGAATACAAAGGTAAAGCAAGACAAAAATATGCAGAGTGCTACCACCTTTTAAAATTAAGAACACAATGAAAGATAAACTATTAAGTAGATTAGAAATAGAAGTATGGAAAGATGTACCAGAGTTTGAAAATTACAAAGTAAGTAATTTAGGTAATGTAAAAAGTTTAAAGAATGGAAAAGAAAAAATACTAAAGCAAACAATTAATGGTGTAGGGTATTATTTAATAGGGTTATATTCAAATGGCAAAAGAACACATATAGCAGTAAATCAATTAGTAGCTATGGTTTTTTTAAATCATAAGCCTTGTGGACATAAAATAGTAGTTGACCACATAGATACCAATAAATTGAATAATAAACTTTGTAACCTACAATTAATAACACACAGAGAAAATTTATCAAAAGACAAAAAAGGAACTTCAAAATATACTGGGGTATTTTTACCTAAAGGACAAAAAAAATGGAGAAGCGAAATAAGGATAAATGGCAAGAAAAAACATTTAGGGTGTTTTGTTAGTGAAAAAGAAGCATCAGAAGCATATAAAAATGCATTAAAAAAAATAAAATGAAAGATAAAATAGTAGAAGATTTAAAAAGAGAATTTGATATAAGAAGTTGTGTAGGAATAGACAAATACAAAACAACACTACAAGACAATAACAAAGATGATTTTTTGCAGCACCTAAAAGAAGAACTTATGGATGCAGCTTTATACATACAAAAACTACAAAGCAAATGAATTACAACACAATACCAACAATATTAGAAACACCAGAACAAGTAAGTGATTTACTTATTACTTTAACTGGCATAGATATATACAAACAAACAAGACAAACTGAATACGTTGAGCATAGGGCTTTGCTTTGTCATATATTAAGAAACAAACTTGATATGAGGTGGGTAAGTATATCAGACTTTATAAAATCAAAAGGTAAATCATTTGACCACGCAACGGCAATACACGCAAACAAAATGTATCCATTGTACAAAAAAGATAGATTTGATTATTACGATAAATTAGAAAGCAACTTTATAGTTAAATCACAAATAGAGTATAGCCAAATATCTAAACTAGAAGTGATACAAAAAAAGTATGCAACATTAGAAAAAGATTATTTCAAAGCAATAGAAAAGTTAAGCAACTACGATAAACAATATTCAAGTGGTTACACACCAAATGAAATAAAATACAGAGATTTAGAAGAAGAACAAAAAACTATGTATGATGAACGTGCAGCTTTAGTATTAAAGTCTTTTGAATGGAAGCAAAACAATAGTGAGTATGAAATAATAAACTGTGCAACGTGATAGAGTTTATAAAAACAATATTATGTTTAGCATTAAGTTTTGGGTTTCATTGTATAGTATGGGAGGATGATTATGTAAAATCTAAATTCTGGAAAGTATATTGGGCAATAGTTATATTATGTTTATTTCCTTTAATTATGATAATATGATAAAAAAAGAATGGCTATTTATGCAAACACCAAAAGAGAAAGCATACCAATTAGTAAAAGCATTTTATGTAGAAACAACAACAAGCACAGAAGCAAAGAAATGTGCTAAATTACATATAAGTCTTATACTTGAAAACGAAATACTAAAACCATCTAACAATATAGAATACTACCAAGAAGTATTAAATGAAATAGAAAAGCTATGAGCAAGAAACTAATACAAAAGCTACAACAACTATTAGACAAATTACCAAAGGGTAAAGAAAGAAAAGCAATAAGAGAAAGACTACTAAAATTAAAGGTAAATAAATAAATAAATTAAATACGTTATATAGATATGGAAAAAGTAAAAATAAGTAAAGTAGTACCAAATGAAAATAACCCACGTTTCATAAAAGACTATAAATTTAAAAAGTTGGTTAAGTCAATACAAGACTTCCCAGAGATGCTAAAGCTGCGTCCTATTGTAGTAAACAAGGATATGGTAGTGCTAGGTGGTAATATGAGATTAAAGGCTTGTAAGGAGGCTGGTTTAAAAGAAGTGTATATTTTAAAAGCTGATGAACTTACAGAACAACAACAAAGAGAATTTATTGTAAAAGATAATGTAGGTTTTGGTGAATGGGATTGGGATATACTTGCAAACGAATGGAACAACCAACAACTGAAAGAATGGGGTATGGATGTATGGCAACCAGAAGAAGAAGTTGATTATTCTGCTTTAGAAGATTTAGATTTAGATGAAACTATAGAAGATAAAGAAGCTGGTGTTAAACGTGCTATTATGATTGAGTTTGACCCAAAGCATTACGACCAAGCAAATGAATTAATTACACAAGCAAGGAAAGATGGTAAGAATGTTGGCTTGATTGTTTTAAACGCTTTTAAGGATGAATTATAGTGTTTATGTAATATCTGCTGGTAGATATGATAAACTCCCTTTTAATGACACGCAGAAAAAGAAATACATATTTTGTGTAAAAAAAGGCGAGAAAGAATTATATAATAAAAACGGTTGTGATAATGTTTTTGAAACTGGTAATTTAATGCAGAGCAGAAACTTTGCGCTAGAACACGCATTTAATGAAAATAAAATATGTGTGCAGTTAAGTGATGATATAAAAAAAGTAATAATAAATAAAAACTTTGGAAAACCTAAAAAAGTTGATTTAGATTTTGTAATAAATGACATCGTCTCTAAATTTAATAAAGTGAAAGGTGTTAAACTATTAGGTATACCACCAACTGATAATTTCTTTTTTGCTTCTAAAATTTTAAGCGTGAACACTTTCTGTATTGGAGATATGTTATTTGTAAAACCAAATGATTTAAGGTTTGATGAACAACTAACTTTAAAAGAAGATTACGATTACACACTTCAACATCAAGAAAAGTGGGGAACAATAAGGTATCAGAAATATTTATTTACATTTGAACACTATTCTAATAAAGGTGGTGCAGTTGATGTTAGAGATGACAAAGAGGAACAAAAAAACATAATGATTTTAAAATCAAAGTGGGGCAATAAAATTAGGTTAAACCCAAAACGTAAAAACGAAATACTAATATGAAAACAATTAAATTATACAAACAAGAACACGATGTTAAGGTAGGTAAAGATTGCCCATACTATGAACCAAACATAAAAGAAGATTGTTTACTAGAGGTAGATGGTGAGATTATAGGGTTTTACATTAATGATGTTTCAAAGTACAACACAAAATTAAGCCAGTTGATATCAATATCAAATAAAGAATTTAAAAGTGATAATGTTCCTAAATCATTATTAGAAAGAAGTGATGTTTTTGCAAAAGTTTATAAAGAAGGTCTAACAAGGAAAGAGGCAAAAAAACAAGGAACTATTCAAATGAGCACAATTCTTGGAAGCGTAGCACCTAAACCACATATGCGTAGACCATACCCAACAATATCATCTGTGCATAGAGAAAAGAAAGCTAACACATTCATTAAAGCTATGTGGGGTGCCTCTGTTGAAGCAGAAAAAATAATCAAACAACTTACACCAGAAATATATAAAACCCAGTTAGAACTCTTTAAAGACGTAGATAAGAAATGGCGGTTTGGAAATATGTTTACTAGCAGTATATCAAATTTTAATATAGCAGCAGCATATCATAGAGATACTGGCAATATAGTTGGTGCAGTAAATGTAATACTCACAAAAAGAAACAACTCTAATGGCGGTTGCTTAAATGTACCAGACTATAATGTTACATTTGAACAAGCAGATAACTCAATGCTAGTTTACCCAGCTTGGAAAAACATTCACGGGGTTACACCAATAATAAAAACAGCAGAAGATGGATATAGAAATAGCTTAATATTCTATCCATTGAAGGCATTTAAAGGAATATAATATGAACGAAAGTAGACACATAAAAAAGGAAAGCTTATTAAAAGCACTAGAACAAAGTTTAGGAGTTGTTACAGTAGCTTGTAAGAAAGCAGATATACCAAGAAGCACCTACTATAAGTGGCTTAAAGAAGATGAAGCATTTGCTATTGAGGTAAGGGATATTGAAAACGTAGCACTAGACTTTGCAGAAAGCCAGTTGCACAAACAAATATCTGAAAACTCAACAGCAGCAACAATATTCTACTTAAAGACAAAAGGTAAGAAAAGAGGTTATATTGAACGTCAAGAAATAACTGGTGCAGATGGAATGCCTACTAACTTTCAAATAGAGATAATTGATAAAACCGAAGATACAGACTAATATAGTCTATAAGCATTTAGCCAACACAGATAAAAAGATTGTAGTTGAACAAGGTGGTACAAGGTCTGGTAAAACATACAATATACTTCTATGGGTTATATTTAATTATTGTGCAAACAACAATGACAAAATTGTAACTATATGCCGTAAATCATTTCCTAGTTTAAGAGCAACGGTAATGAGGGATTTTATGGCAATACTACAAAAGTATAAATGCTATAGTGAGCAATACCATAACAAGTCTAATTCAGAATATCATCTATTTGGTAACCTTGTTGAATTTATATCACTAGACCAGCCACAAAAGATTAGGGGTAGGAAACGTGACTTGCTTTTTGTTAATGAGGGTAACGAACTTTACTTTGAAGATATGCAGCAGTTGTTGTTTAGAACACAAGATAGGGTAATACTAGATTTTAACCCATCAGATGAATACCATTGGATATATGATAAACTAATCACTAGAGATGATTGTGTATTTTATAAAACAACCTACCTAGACAATCCTTTTATTGAAGCATCTATAAGAAAGGAAATAGAAAGGCTTAAAGATACAGATGAACAGTATTGGCAAATATATGGGTTAGGTGAAAGAGCAGCGAGCAGAAGCACTATATTTAAGTATGTTGAGGTTAATCAGATACCACAAGAAGCAGAACTAATTGCATACGGAATGGACTTTGGTTACACAAATGACCCCACAACATTTGTTGCTGTTTATAGTCAAGGGCATAATCTATATATACAAGAGCATCTATACAGAACCCAAATGACCACAAGCGATATAAATAAATTCCTTAAAGAACTTAACCTAACAAGCAAACCCATATATGCAGATAGTGCTGAACCAAGATTAATATCAGAACTACGTGCAATGGGTAACAATATATTTCCAAGCATAAAAGGTAAGGATAGTGTGAATGCTGGTATTGACTTACTAAAAAGATACAAGATACATATACTATCAACCTCAACAAATGCCATAAGTGAGTTTAGGAATTATAAATGGAAAGAAGATAAAGGTGGTATGCTCATAAATACACCAGAGGATAAAAACAACCATATCATTGACCCTTGCAGATATGCAACTTATTCTATATTAAGCCGTCCAAACTTTGGTAAATATGCTTTACACTAAAAAAAGTTATTAAATTATTTGTTGGTATGTTATTTATTTGTATATTGCGGTATATTAATTTAATAAAACAGATATGAAAGACACAGTTAATTTACCAGTAGATGAATTTCAAAAGCTATATGCTATTA